TGCCATCTTCACACGATGACCCCAGAATCCCTGACTTTGAGCCAGGAGGAACCGCCGATGTGTTGGTGACCCTACATGAATGTCTCGAAGGATGTGTGAGCGAATTTCATGCATGTGCAGGAACATTAGGTCCAATGCCGGGCGATTATGACCCCGGCAGTGGGTATGGTATTCTTACTCCACCCGGCTGGAATAATCACGATGCGTATGAAGCATGTATGGCCCAGATGGTCGGTTGTGTTGCTTGTTGCGGCATCGATTCTTTTGCCACGATGATTGCAAAGTTGCAAGAGATAATAGAGGAACTGCGGGCAAGACTCAGAAAGGTAAATGGCGGCGCGCCTTGCGATATCCATGATTTCATATGCAACAGAGCAAAAAGACGATTGTGGGCCGCCATTGATGGTGTCCAAGCACTAATAGCGTTATTGAGGTTGATCTCTCGCTCAGTAGTGTTTGAAGACTGTGTAACTCAAAAAGCCCTCCTACCTGACGGTGCTGATGAAGGTATAGATGGGATATTTGGAACCGAAATATTCGAAAACAGTGAAATCCAATCATTCAAAAATAATTACAATGCAATTAGTTCTATATTGAGAAGCGATTCAAATAAAACGCCGAAAGGTATTATTGATAATATGAGAGTTGTTGGTGTAAATGTTATTTCTTTTATTAATAATATGAATACAGTATTTCCTGATTTAGTCCCACCGGCCGGACATCTAGGGTTAACAACCATTGAAGGAATTTATTCGGCGTCCAGGTCCGCGTTGAGGTCCATAGATGAGAATCCTGCTATTCTTATAAATCATACAAACAGAAAAGACATATTACAAATTCCATTTGATATAATGGGCGAATCTGACGATACCGACCCAGGCCCAGATGAGGATGAACCGTTCGATGAATGTGAGGAGTGGAAGAAGAAGATAGAAAACTGTGAGTTGATGAGGCCGGAAGGAGAACCACCCGAAACCCCATATCCCAACGGCGCAGGTTGGACTCCAGAGTGGGTAGTATACACTCTATGCATAGCGGCGGCCTTTGGTGGTTTTCTTATCTGTCTTATGTGTGCACTTCTTCCTATATTTTTGGAATTTATTCGTATTGCAGAAGAAGCGGTCGAAGCAATGAGAGAGATGATTGCTCGTCTTACCCGATTGATGATGGCCGAACCAATTGGTTCACATGCTCGCCGAAAATTGATGTGGCAAATATTACAGTTGGAGCGAGAACTCGAAGGTTTGGAAGATGAACTCGCTCGGGCAAAGTTGCAGTTCGAGCAGGCACTCGCTAATTGCTAAGATACCACACACGAAAGACGGTCTTCACCTCCTCACAACGGCCCATTTAAACTCAAATCAGATGGAACAATCAAACAATATTATAAAGACGATATTGTTACCTTTGCGGGCAAAACATATAAAGTATTAAATGATGTAAAGGGTAAGCATCCTGCAAGTGACAAAACAAATTTCTTACTCGTTGAAGATAAAAATGCAGGAACAGACGGAGGTATATTCTGATGGGATTAAAACCAATTCACAGAGATACTGATGGTAGGTCGTGCGGCGCTGAAACAAATGTAGTAGGAAATACTACTGTGTTCGCTAATAGCAAATTGGTCAGTGTGGATGGTGATCCCAACACACACGGAGGTGGAGGATTAAACGCCGCTTGCAACCAAGTGTATGTTCATTCGAAAATGGTGGTCAACCACAGTCCCGATGGTGCGGCCGCGGATTTGCTTTGCTCACCCTTTTTTCCTACTCACTCTCACTGTAGCCCGAAGACTGCTCAAGGAAGTGGAGATGTATTTGTTGGGGACTAAAGATAGATAATAGAGGTTTATTATACATAGAATGAGTATATTAGAACAGATTCTGGACTAAAAATAGGAAAACGGGTAGATATGTCGGATTTATGGATAGTTGGTATAGAATTTGGTGTTTTATTGGCAGCAGTAGCAACGGGATTGTTTTTGTCTTTTAAACGGGGCATGAAACAAACGGCATCTTTCGTATGGAAAACATTACCAGAATTTCCTGACGAGTTTTCGTGGGATATACATTCTTCTATTCATGAAACACTTTCGGAATTGAGAGTTCAAACTGATTCCGCCAGAACACAATTGGTTCAATTCCACAACGGTGGAGAATTTATTGATGGTGTTTCGATGAAGAAAATGTCACTCACACACGAATCGTTGACAAGAGGCGTCTCTTCTGAAATGCCAAGCAAGCAAGATATTCCAGTCACTCTGTGTATTGCTGGCCTTGGTCTGCTTCAGGTAGATGTGGCGAAAATTTATGTCACCGAACAACTTGAGGAGTCGTGGTGTAAGAGTTACTACCAGAATACAAACACGGTGGCCTTTTCCTTTCTTCCGATAAAGGTAAAAAATAATATAGTGGGTTATGTTATGTGCCAATGGTGTAGTTGGAACAAAACAGATTGTATAGAAGAAGAAATAATATCACGGGAATTAGAAGATGCTAGGTCACTAATAGAAGTCCAACTTAGACAACAATTAGAGAAAAAAAGAAGAAAATAGGCATATATATTTTTATGCAATACTATAAAGATAAAGAAACAAGAAAAACTTCCAAATATGTGGATTTGGACTTCTCCTTTGAAGCACATCCCCATACGGGAGATTTGATGTTGAAAAAAGAGATACCCTCTGTTGCACAATCGGTAAGAAGTTTAGTCCAGACAAGTAAATGGGAAAGACTGTTCAAACCAGATATAAATAGCAGACTTCGGCAATCATTATTTGATTTGATGACTCCCGCCACAATGGTTCAACTTAGATCAAATATCAAAGATGTTTTAGTTCACCACGAGCCAAGAGTTTCGGTGATAGATGTTATTGTTATAGAAAATCCAGATAAAAACAGTATTTCCGTAAATGTGATTTACTTAGTAGATGCATTAAACGAAACAGTAGAAACTGAAGTATTATTAGAGAGGTTACGATAATGGCAGCAACAGCAGATGCAAACATCACACTCACAGATTTAGACTTTGATGGTATTAAGCAGGGATTAAAAGAATATATTGGTAGCAAGAGCGAATTCAAAGATTATAACTTTGAGGGGTCGGCGCTATCAACAATGTTGGATGTGTTGGCATACAATACACACTACTCTGCATTCTATGCGAACATGGTTGCTAATGAAATGTTTTTAGACAGTTCAGTCGTTCGTGATTCAGTTGTTTCCCACGCAAAGGCAGTTGGGTATGTTCCATCATCAAAGAAAGCGGCCAAAGCATTAATCGATGTGACATATAACGAACAAGATTATCCCTCTTCTCTTATCATTTCTAAAGGGAGTGTGTTTTCTGGCAGAAAAGGAAATGGAACATATAATTTTGTAAACACCAAAGCACATGCAGTGATTCCGCGAGAAGACGGTATAGCAGGATACATAGCACACAGTGTTCCTGTTTTCGAAGGAAGCATGAGAGCGATGACTTTTATAGTGGACACCAATGATACCGACCAAAAATTTATTATACCACAACAAGATGTTGACATTGCCCATATAGTTGTGAATGTGCAAACCTCCACAACAGATAGCAGTGGATTCATAGACAACTGGAGTCTTTCTACAGATATAAACGAAGTAACGGCCACAGATAAAGTATATTGGATTCAGGAAGTAAAGAATGGGTATTATGAAGTTATTTTTGGCGACAATGCGATAGGACAAAAACTAAGTAACGGTAATCTTGTTGTTATTCAATATATTATTACGAATGGTGAAGATGCCAATGGAATTGGAGTAATAGATAACATAGACAATAGAGCATTCTCAGCATCTGACGGCGGAGTTGTTACGGTTAAATCTTACGCTGATGGTGGTGGTGACAGGGAAGGAGTAGATAGTATAAAGTTCTATGCTCCTAGAGTATATCAAGCACAAGACAGAGCAGTAACAGCAGAAGATTATAAGTCAATTGTAATGAAATCATATTCCACCGCAGATTCGGTATATGTGTGGGGCGGAGAAGAATTAGATCCACCGCAATACGGAAAGGTATTCATTTCGGTAAAACCGAAATCGGGATTGACATTGACGACAGAAGAAAAACAATATTTAACAAATACTATTATTGCTAAAAAGAATATGGTGGCAATTACTCCTGACATTATAGACCCAGACTATTTGTATGTGAAGTTCGTAGTAGATACGACATATAATCCTACTATAGAAAAGATGAATGGAGATGGGTTGGGAGAATTAATTAAATCTAAAATTATAGATTGGTCTTCTGAAAATTTAGGGAAGTTTGAACAACACTTTAGACCATCAAAATTTGTTTCGGAGTTGGATAAAGTTTCAAATTCTATATTGAATACGGATCTTTCTATTCAATTGGAAAAGAGAATAAAACCATCTCTTGCTAGAGAAACTAATTATGATATAAATTTTGAAAATGCTATCATACACCCGCATGATGGACACAAATCGGTCTTGAAAACTACACCGTTTATTCATATCGGAAAAGATGGGATAACAAAATACAAATGTTATTTGAATGATGACGGATATGGTAATATTAGATTATACACTGTTGTTGACGGAGTAAACGTCTATATCAATAATAAAATAGGAACCATAGATTATGATGCTGGTAAACTTCAACTGACTAGGTTCTCACCAGTATCATTATCCGATAATTATATTACGCTTCGGTTTACTGTTACACCATTAATTACTAGTGTAAACGGAAGAACAAATACACTTTTATATTTTGACAGATACGATGCAAGTTCTTTGAAAGTAAATATGAATGCGGAGTCAATTTATAAATCAAGTGGGACTACTCCTAGAGCGACAGGATATTAATTTAGAATAACATGTTAACTACTCTATTAAGACCAAAGTCCCAACCAATCGCTGGCGCTCCGCCTTCGTTATCACATTTAACGAAATATGATGAAGTGACTGATGGTCTTTCGGTTTTTGTTAAAAGACAATTGCCGGATTTCGTTGTAGATGATCATCCTAAATTTGTTGCGTTCCTTGAAGCATATTATGAATGGTTACAGCAAAAGAAAAATCCATATGGTAGAACTAACTTTTTAATGGAACTTTCTGATGTAGACTCAACATTAGACGAATATATTGAATATTTTAAAAGTAAGTATCTTCTGCACTTTCCTACGACCCTAGCATTAACCAAGGAAGGTAACACAGTAAATCAAAAAACTCTGATGAAAAACATCAAAGAATTCTATCGTGCCAAAGGAACAGAAAAATCATATAAACTATTGTTTAGAGTTTTATACGATAGTGAAATAGAAATATATCATCCCAGAACAGACATTTTGAAATTATCTGATGGTAAATGGATAGAAGAAAAATCATTAAAATTGACATCCACCAATGCTGGTAATAATAAGTATATGAAAACCCGAACGATTGTTCAACGGGATAAAATCTCAAATCAAATTTTAGCATATGCATCCGTAGATAGAGTTCTTCAGTATCAAGAAGGTGTTCATGATATAACTGAAGTCTTTATGAGTGATATTGTTGGAACTTTTGTATATGGGAATGATGCAGTAGTAGAAGTTGAAACTGATGAAGTAGGAACATTAAAAGAATTAGTGTATGGTGTGTTTGGAGATGTTGTGATTCAGTGGGGAGGCCAGGGATTTGAAGAAGGTGATATAATACAAATACCAGAACATTTGGCAATAAGAAAACCTGATGCCACTGGTTGGATTTCCACTAGTGGTGGTAGTGCAATAGTAAAATCAGTTGGCAGAAGACAGGAAGCATTTAAAACTGGAGTAGTGAGAGCAGTAGAGGTTAATGATTTTGGGATAAACTTCACACATCCTATGAATGATGATGGAACTAAACAGGATGGTATTCCTCTTGAAATTGTTTCTACCACAGGTAAAAATTTTAAAGCAGTAATGATACCACAAGCACTGTGTGAATACCCAGGCTATTTTAGTGACAACTCAGGGCAACCGAGTTCTAATAAAAAATTACAAGATGGTGATTATTATCAAGATTTCTCATATGTAATCAGAAGTGAAATATCATTAGAAACTTTTAGAGAACCAATTAAGAAAATTCTACACCCCGCAGGAACAAAAGTTTTTGGTGACATTACTATTGTCGCAAAACAAATTTCAGATTTACCATCGCATAGTGAATTTCAAGCATACGAAAGGCCAGTCGTTGGTCACTATTCGCCGTATGCATTTAAGACACGACACGATGCAAGAGGTCATGCACAGGGATATGGTTATTCAGCAGGCGATGGCCACGGCGCAACAATAACACAATTGGATAGATATCCCGCAGGATTTAATCCAGACTCGACAGCATCATATCACAACTATGGAACATCTGGTGGACTTCTTCTGATATCTGGAACAGGAATTTCAAGTGAATCCTTCTTAGTGGGACAAGCAATTACTGGTTCGGTATCTGGAGCAACTGCACATGTGTTTGAATGGTCAAATGTTGTAGGGACTACCAGTGGTAACTTATACTTAATGAATGTTACAGGACTGTTTGGTGTTACGGATAAAGTTCTTGGCCCAGACTGTAATGGAAAAACTGCGGGAATAACTGCCGCTATTACCACAGACTCAAACGGAAACACAGGTATTAAAGACGGCAGGGGAATTGTCATAGATGGCGGAATAACCGCACATGACCATCAGGGTTCTCCTTTGGGAACAGCAGGGGTAGAAGGTTATACTGCCGCTGTCGCAACTGGAAATTATACTATAGATACTCATTACGGATGGGCAATTCATAACCATCCAGGCGCAAGAAGAATATGGGGCATTGATGGAGTAAGTGGTTCAACTGGTCACGGAGCATCGATGGGTGTTATGGTTTTGCGTGAATTTTTCATAATGCCTACTGGATATCACTTCCACTCTAATCCCGGCGGCGTAACTGCACCATATTATGGAACAACTGGAGATAATTATGAATATGGTCAGGAGTATCGTTAAAAATTAGGATATATAGAATATGACAAGTAATTCTTTTCAAAGACAATTTTCTCGATTTTACTCTCAGGAACTAAAGAAGAGTTTCGATTCCACTAGTGGGGATTCCTTTCTTCTTTTCTTCGGGAGAACTGTTCCGTGGGGTCTCACCTTTGCAGGTGATCCAACAACTGGATCGGAAAATTCCCCGCCAGGAAACGCCAATTCATTGGGTGAAAGATACGATGCATGGAGAAATGCAATTGGTGGTAAACTATTAGAACCAAGAGATGTGTATCATGTATTTAAAAGAATAAATTGGGTTCATAATACTGTATATAAACCTTATGCAGATAATGTAGATATTCATGACGGAACTTATAATTTCTATGTTCTTACCGACGAGAACAATGTATATAAATGTCTGGATAACGGTAGTGGGAAGAAATCCATTGTGAAACCTACAGGGACATCGACATCTATATTTACAACAGATGACACATATATTTGGAAGTTTATGTTTAAAGTAACAGAAGATTCTAAAAAATTCTTAAACTTAGACTACATTCCATGTAAGTATGTGACACAACGGGAAGAAAACGAAACACTTGCACAATATAATGTTCAGACGACCGCGGTCGATGGTTCAATTGATTTCGTTGGTATGACAGGAACAAATGCTGCCTATTGGTCTAACACAACACAACAAAGTGATCAGAACTGCAGAGTGGTGGGGCCAGCCTCTGCTGATGTCGGCCCCGATGGCCATCTCCAAGACACTGATCCAAACGTGGGCACGGGCGATTTTAATGGAAAGGGTGACAAATGGGTTAAAGTGGCATATCCTAGTGGACAAGATTTGTCTAATCTTCCAAATTGGTCGGACAACAACGGCAGAGCAATATATTTTCATTATGGTGTCGGGCCGGAAGTTGGCCAACTTAGACACATTATAAATCATGTTAAAGGCAGCAATGGGGCATTACTTAATCTGGATAAGCCCCTCGGTGCCGACCTATCAGACTCAGATAATTTACCAACCCAATATGTAATAGCACCCCATATTGTGGTAAACGGCGATGGGGAAAATGCAATGGTAAGGGCAGTTTGTGACATAGATGGAAAAATAGAAAAAGTGAAAATTATAAATCGCGGAGAGAAGTATAGAAATGCTTCGGTTTCGTTTAAAACTGATTCGGAGGGACAGACAGTTCCCACTTTAGTGCCACATATATCTCCTGTTGGTGGACATGGCGCAAATCCTATTGTTGATTTCAATGCTTCCGAAATAATGATTAATGTAAAAATGGATGGTGAGGAAGGTGGGGATTTCCTTATCGGTGATGACATTCGCCAATATGGATTAATTAAAAATCCAACAATAAGTGGTGGAGGTGCTTCTGGTGGGGGAGCGAATACAAATACTATAGCAGGAACAGAATTTTCAAAAACAAAATATTTCGATATAATTCCTACACATGTAAACACCACACCATTTAATTATGACACAGAAGTAGCAGAACAAACATTCAAATCGGGTGAATATATTATGGGAGCAGAATCAAGAGCAACTGCGAGAATTGTATCTTGGAGAAAGAAGGTCGGTTCTGGTGTTGAAGGCGACCAAGGTGTTCTTGAAGTCGATAAAATTCGCGGGGAATTTTCAATTCCAATTGCTCAAGTTCATGAAGTGAGATATGTTTTTAATGCAGAGCCAGCACTTGGTGAAGAAACAAATGTAGTTACAGGTTATCCTATATGGCAATTTGGTAATGAAGATGGTGTAGGATCACCTAATGGACCTAGTGGTAAGGGTATAGTGACTGGTTATTCTAGAGAAGATAATGAACTTACGGTTCAATTGAAAAGCGGTTCTCTTGGAACGGGTGGAGATTTGTATGTAAATTATACGGATGGGAATGAAGTAAAGTTTAATGAAACTACAATAACCCTTTTCGAAAACAAGGGCGGAGAATTGTTAAAATCCTATACTGTTGCGGGTAATGGAGACATTTCATTTAGAAATTATGGAACAACCCAAGATTGTGCGAGAGCAAGAAACACCACCGAAATAGTTTCATTGTATGACAGGATACCAACTTATAATTTGACACATAAACTTATAATTCGAGATGACCAGGCCAGTTTAGAAATAGGAACATTTGCCGCCGGGCAAGAACTAAGACAAGTTATAACAAACGGAACAGTTACTAGTGGCACAGTTTCAAAATGGATTAAATCTAGTGGAACAACAGGAGAAATTGTAGTTTCGAATGTTCTGAACAGTTTCAAAAAAGCGGGAAATGATGACACTGGAGAATTTTCTGTTGTAGGCGAAACAACAGGAGAATCAAAGATAATTACGGGTATTCAAATCCCAGAATTGAATATAGGTTCGGGAGAAATGTTATACATACAGAACATGAGACCCATTACTAGGTCATTCGAACAACAAGAAGAGTTTAAGATTATTTTAGGATTTTAATCCTTATAGAACCCAACGACGGAGATGTATAATTTATGCCATCATCATATGACCCAACACTTTTCAACGTAAGTCCCTATTACGATGATTTTGATGAGGACAAGAAGTTTCATAGACTTTTGTTCAAGCCTGGCTATGCGGTTCAAGCAAGAGAACTCACCCAAGCACAGACTATCCTACAAAATCAAATAGAGAGATTTGGTAGCCACATTTTCAAAGAAGGTAGTAGAGTATTAGGAAGTGAAATTGTTGCTAATTCGACTTCATATATTCGAATGCTTCCGCATCATAGTGTTATTTCTGGTATAACCCAATTTCTTGATTTCACACAATTCCAAGACAAAACAATTCAAGCAGGAACTGGCACAAATGCTACTAAAGCAAAAGTTGTTCATATTCAAGGGCCGAGCAACGCCGCATATGATAACTACACAGTCTTCTTTTTAGATTATCTACAGGGAAGTGGATTTACCTCAGGCGAAGAAGTCATGGTAAATAATGCGGGGGCGACCGCAGTTGTTGCTCCTATGGGATATGGAACTACTGCATCAAATGGTCATTGGGCCGGTGATGTTAATCCTGCCGACTACGGTTCGAGTGCTGACGCAAAACTTGTTTACAACCAAGATGCAGTTGCAGTTGATGGTATTGACGGAAAAGCAAAAGTTGTATCTGTGACGCCTGGTATCTATTTTATAAATGGTTCCTTTGTTAAAAACGCATCTTCGATTGTTGCTCCATACGGATTAACTGGTTCAAACGAA